GTTGCCTACCTGTTGCCTACTAAATGATTTTTTCTATATATTAACTATGCTTTTATGCAAAGAAAAAATGGTAAGATTATATAAAATCCTACCATTTTAATTATATATTTTTATTAGAATAATTTAATATTATCCCATCTAGTTAATCCAGCATTAAGATTTGCATTAACTTGTTTTTGAACTTCATCATATCTTGAACCTAGTGCTTTCTTTCTAGCATCACCATTACCAAAATCACCTCTAATAGTTTTCTTAACTAAAGTTAATAAATCATCATTAGATTCAGTTGGTTGTGGTGCAGGTGTTGGTGTAGGTTTGTTTCCAATAAGAATTTCATTAACTCTTGCTTGAACTTCACCATACCTTGAACCTAAAGCACTTTTTCTAGCATCACCATTACCATATTTACCTGCAATAACTTCTTTTGCAAGTTCATCAACTGATTTTGATGAAATATCATTTGATGGTACTGATGTACTACTACCATTTAATCTTTTATTTACTTCACTTGCAATATAAGGAAATTTACTTTGTAAATATGGTCCCGGACATGTTGTATTTGCAAACATATTATGTCTTGTTAAATTACCATTTGCATCTCCAGTATAATTTAAACTTGCAATACCATTTCTTTTACAAATATCAACACATAAATCAATTAATTTGGCAAGTGCCTTATCTGATACATGCCAATTAGTATTTGCACCACCATCATTTGCAACTTCAATAGTAATTGCTTGATTATCATTACTAGGAGAACTCGAAGTCCATGCTCTATTCTTTTCTTCAACATACATACCAACTCTACCATCACTACCTATACCATAATTTGATGATGCTTGGCGATTCTTACCATTAAATACTCTACCACATGTTTCAACAGATAAATTACCTGCCATGTGATGAATAGTGATTTTCTTAATCTTATTATTTCTAGGATTGCTACTATTTGGTGAAATAGCAGTATAGTTTACTAAAGAACTATTACTCATTTTCATCTACCTCCTCACCTTTATTATTAGATAATTCATTTAGTGCATCTTCTTGCACATCTTCTTCTGTTTCGACAACTGCCAAAACTTCTTGTGTTTCTTCAACAACTGCTTCTTTTTCTTCCATTTTCTTTTCACCTCTATCTTTCTTTTAATGGAATATATAAAAAAAGAACCTTTTAGTTCTTTCTCTATTGTTTTTTATTATAATTATTACTAGATATCATTAATATACTACCTAAAAAAGCATCAAAGGCAGTCATTATAGTAATAACTATATCTGTATAACTAAATTCAAAACATTGTAACACAACACCTACAAATACAGTCAATGCAGGTAAAAATACTTGTGCAACATACTTTAAAATATCATATACCTTGTTACTCATGTTATCCCCTCTTTATATTTTAAATACAAATGCTAAAATACCACCTATAATTGCACCTATAACAAGGCGAATAAGCCATTTATTACCATCTTCTAGGGCATTTATCCTACTTTCATTATTTTTGGCTAAATTAAGTGCTTTTTCACTTGTATCTTTAACTCCTTTATAGTCCTGTTCTTTTATTAAAGTTTCCAATACAGATAATCTTTCCAAAACTTCAATTTGAAACTTACCATTTTCCATTTTTATCATCCTTATCTAGTGATTAAAACACGAAAAAAGACAATTTTTCATTGCCTTATTCTATATATACATTATAACACTAATTTAGTGTGAATTTTGTGAATTATTTTTAAATAATTCTGCAAACAACTTATCCATATTCATTAATGCTTTATGGCAATCATATCTTTTTATGTTGCCTTTCCATGACTTATATTGTTCTTCTATTTCTCTATAAGTCATTTTACCATCATCAAGCATCTTTTTAAAACTTTTAAGTTTTCTTCTTTCTCTTACGAATCCACTTTTAACAGGTATTCTAACTAAATGACCTGTTTCAGTTAGTCTATATCTAATTTTTAAGAAAGTAAACCCTTTATCTAATCTAAATATTTGAGTTTTCTTTCTATTAATAAATATACCTAATTTATCACAAATCTTAATAATATCTTCAAGTAATTGTTTTAATTCTTCTTTACTATTACTTATTATATAAGTATCATCCATATACCTACCATAGTATTTCATACCTTTTACTATTTTACAATAGTTATCCATTTTGTGAACATAATAAATACCTGATATTTGAGATATTTGGCTACCAATACCTAAAGACTTATTTATATATTTTTCACCTGTTTTTAAAGTGTTTGACTTTGCATAAACAAGTGTATCAAGTAAATCTGAATCTTCCATATTATAATTGGAAACATCAATAGAAAAACTATCTACTAGATGTTCTATTAATTTTAATATGTCATCATCATCTATTATTTCTTTATACATTTCAATTAATGGTTTATGAAGTATATTATCATAAAACTTACTAAAATCGATAGTGAGTGCATATCCAATATTACCATATTTTCTATAATAACTATGAAGATGATTTTCTATTCTTCTACGAGCAAAATCGATACCTTTATTCTTTATACTTGCACCATTATCATATATAAGATAAGGTTCAACTATGGGAGTCAATTGGTCGCATAATGCTCTTTGTACTACTCTATCATAGAAACTTATGGAGCGAACATATCGCTCTTTTCCTCTTTCATTCAAATAGAAACAATCAAAAGGACTTTGCTTATAAGTTCTTTCTCTTAATTCTATCTGTGTTTTTCTTATGTTTTTAAGAAAGTTGGCTTCATATTGTTGTACACTATTTTTCCAAATACTATTTTTTCTTGATTTATAAAAACTATCCATTAAAACATTGGCATTACTAATCTTATTTAACATATTTTGTTCCTAATCATAACTAACTTATTAGATGATATCAAAATATCTATTTGTCTTTCGAACAGGATAAAATTTCCTTTTAATTATCGCAACGGTACTTAACCTAATCATTGTGCGAGTTAAAATCAGGGGCGAACACCACCAGAGTTGGATGCATTATTGTAGTTACTATTACCATTGTTGTTGACATTACAGAAGCCGGAAGCCATCCAAGTATATTTATCAAATCTTACCCTTTTTAAAAGTTATTCTTCTAAAATTTTCATTATTTTATTATCAGACTTTCGCCATCCTTTTAATAAAGCAATTTCTTTTTCAATTATATCAACATAAGGCATATATTTCTCAACATTTGGATGAGTAACATATATTATATATTGCATTTCTTGAAGCAGATTTTCACAATCACAAATTGCTTGTGTTTGATAATTTCTTCTCATATAGTATTCTTCTTTGTTTGTTATATGAATTGTATTTGCAGAACAAATATTTTTCATTAGACTTCTTAACAAGTCCATGAAATAATCTCTTTCCTTATCAATCAACCAACTTGGAAAATTATCAATGAAACTATTTTTCAAATCGTATGCAGAAAGAATATTTTCTATTTCTTCTACATCTTCATCTTCAATATCATACACATCTTTTGCAAATTCTAAATTTCTTCTTCTTGATTTTATACCAAAATCTTTCAAAAGAAATTCAGTTATCATTAATCGCAACTTTATAGCATTATGATAAAATTCCATTTTTGATATGTTTCTTTTTCTTTTCAACACACTCAATATCTATCAACTCCCAATTATAATTCTATACTTTTATTTATTGAAAGTCAATTTGTGTGTGTTAATTTATCCCCTTGCTTTTTTAAAAATCTATTATCTGCTTCACCCCACAAGGGGGTGAGATTGCAGATTAATAGATTAAAAAGCAGGGGCGAACACCACCAGAGGTGGATGCATAATGGTAGTTACTACTACCATAGTTGGAGACACCACAGAAGCCGGAAGAGAATGCTACACTTCTGAGCCAATACCACATTCTTTGGTTACTATCATTAAAGGCAATTATTTTACTTTTATCTAATCTAAATAATGCCAATTGAGATTTATCAATTTCATAATTATTTGGTATATTAGTACCACATCCTACATTATGAAATATATTAGCACCATAAACCATTAACTCATTCATTAATTCAATAGTAGAATCGTACCATGTCCCTCCACTTTCATATCCATTTACAACTGCATTTTGTAAATGGTTTCTATGTTTTAAAATATGATTACTACCAAAATCATTATTTATAACAGTTTTATATGGTGATAAATTTGTTGTGTACATTTTACTTCCTATATATGCCCCTGCAAAAGTATTACTATCATTCATTTGGGCAAGTCCCATAATCTTTTCAGGTATCATGAGAACATGTGGTGTTGTACATTCAGTATCACCACAATGTAATCTGTAATTAATATCTGCTACAAGATATTTTCTACCACTTGTTTTACCTATAATATAATCACCTATAAATATATCATCGAATGTACCATTAGCAATTTGTTGCGATAAAGTACCATTATAAAACAAATCAGTAATATCCTTACCTCTATATATAGAATTATGAAAACCTGCATTTGGTCTATTTAATATATCACTTAATAGTTCATTTCTATCATAAATACTACTACTTTCAATTTTATTACCATTTTTAACTTTATATACTTTCATTATTCTCCCTCGCTTTCTTCTAGTGAAGCAACATTGGTATCATTTATAGTTCTTGATAATTCAAAATCTAATATATTATCTTGTAACACTCCCACATCTGTTTTTAATTGTTCAACATCAGGTGTTATATCATCAATTTGATTTTGCAAGTTTCCTGCTTGGTCTGTACTTAATTGCCCTTTAACATGTTCAAACCATGTATCAAATTCATTTGTATTATCAGCAATAAATTTATCAAAAATTGCTTGAATTTGAATAAATAATTGCTCTGTATCAGGTGTTTCAATAGGCGAAATTACATCTCCACAATCACTGGTAATAAATCTACAATCCTCTATCAAATCTTGTGTTATTTCAGTTGTTCCTGCAGGAATATAAACCTTGGCAATTCTTAAATCATAAATTGTTGAAGTTCTTGTTAAATTTGGTGCTACTGGATTATTAGAAAATGTCCCCTTAATTACTTGAGCAGTAATATTTCTATTTGTTAAATCTAATCTAATAACAATATTATCAATACGACCTAACACACCATCTGCATTATCTATTGCTAAAGTTTTTACTTGTTTATTTCTATATCTATGTCCCTCAATAAATGCTCTACCAGTGCTTAAATTAACTGCCATATCATTTGTGTTACCTAATACTTGGCAACCATTATTAAAAATACCATTTGTAAAAAATGGGATAAAATATTCTGCAAAATCTTCTGCATAATAAACTCTATCGCCATCTACATCATTAAAAAAACTTGATTCTTCCATTTCTCATTCCTCCTTAATTATTAATCGTAAGATTTTCAACAAATGGTGTTCCAAATGTAGCAAAAATCTTTTGATTATTATTTTCAATGGTTTCTTCTATTTCAGTAATTCTTTGTTTCATTACAATACCCCATGATTCTTTTTTAATATTTACAATATCGCCTAAATCCCATAATTTTTTATAGTCATCAGCATATACTGTTACTTCAAGTGTTTCAGTAGATTCAACTAATTTTTCTGAACCTTTAGTTTTTAAAGTTTCTTTATATTGTGCAAGTGTTAAATCACCTTGATTTTCTGATTTAGCATCAACAAATGTTTCTCTTAAATCAAAATCTTTATTATTTCCACTTGTAACTTCTACCATAATTCTATTTTTATCTTCTCCTTGCCCACCTACTAAAACATAATTCTTTTCTGTTTTAGCACTATATGTATAATCAGCAACATCAATATTTGATTTATCTTCACTAAATTCATATCTAGGATTAATTGATTGTGTTTCTGTTCTATCTAATCCTTGATAATTTTCATAAATCATTTTCTTGTTTGGAATATCGACAGATATTCTATGAGCAATTGATGATATCTTTGCTAAAGTAACTAAATATTCATAAACATTCTTATAACTTACTTGAAAAACAACACTATCTGAATCTAGTGTTGCTTCACTTATTAATAATTTAGAAAAAGGTGTCATTTCATTTAATATTTTTCTTTCACCCAACAATATCTTCCCACTAAAGTTAATTTTACTTTTAATTATTCTTCTATCTAATATGCTTGATAAAAACCTGCCATAAATTATAACTTCAACACCATCATCACCTGCTTCATTTATAGTAAAACTTTCAATAATACCTACTTCTATGGCATCATCTCTTATAATAAGATTATCTTTTTTTAAATACTTTTCTGTTTGACTATTTAATGGAATATGAAGTTCGAACTCACCTGCTTCATAATATTTTCTTCGCCATCTTAAAGAACTAAAAAAATCTATAATACCTATGAGTTCCAAATCCCTAGTATAAACATAAATATCAAATTCTTTTATCATTATACTGCCTCATATTCGTTTACATATTCAATAACTGCCTCGAGGTTATCAACACCTGTATCAGCATTATATCTAAATGTATTACTTCCATGATGTACTTGTAAAAACTTACTACCATATACCATTAAATTATTAATATTTTCTTCTACACCAGTAGTAACTGGTATATAAGTAATATTTTTATTTTGTCTATATGTATTTACAATAATCTTATCTCCTGCTACCATTGTTTTTTCAATCTTCATTTCTTCTCTTGTATCAACATTAAAAAGAGATGGATTAACAACAGTATCATTTGCAGTAAATGTTAAAGTCATACCAAATTCAATATTAGTATCATTCTGAATAGTAACCATTGAAGTTGTGTTTTTTACACCAAACTTTATACCTGTATCATGGGGAATCTTTAATGCAAATTTAAAACATGGCGACCATGTTGCCATTTGAAGTATAGTTTTATCTAAATCAGTAAAATATGGGTTAGGGCATATTAAAGATATTTGAAATTGCTTATGTAAACCTTTATTATCAATTTGAATAGATTCTACTTTATATTCTATTTTTCTTTCTAAACCATCTTCATAATAATAAAGTATTCCAGTTGACTTTAAAGGAAAGGCACGATATAACTTTTGCCTATTATTAATTACATCATCTCTAATTGCACCTTTTATAATAATATTCCTTTTTTCTACACTTGTACCAATATAATTTTCACCTATGGCATAAGCACTTTTCATTCCTGCTACTACACCTAATACCTCATGTAATCCATCAACACTTTTAAGAAAGAAAGGAAACTTATATTCAAATGTTATCCTTTCTTTTAAATAATTTTCACATACTATTTTCTTTGACATATTAAGCACCTACCAAATCCAAATATTGTTTTTCTTTTCTAATTTGTCTTGCATACTCGCTTGGTGAATCTTTTGGAGAGTAGAAATTATAAGTATTATTTTCAACTTTACTAGGTGATTGATTGCTTCTACTATTATCAGAAGAAAATACTGAATTTGGTCTACTTAAATTAACTCTTGTAGATAAATCCAAATCTGTTGGCAATGCTCTTTGAATTGTATCATTTACATCTGACATTTCTTGTTGGAAACCAACACCAATACCTTTTGCTAAATTTACACCAATTTCATCTCTAAATACTCTTGATGGTGAATGAATTCCAAATATATTTTTGATGCCATTTACAATTGATTTACCAAATCCTTTAATCTTATCTAATACCCAGTCTTTGGCATTATTAATACCATTCCATAGACCCTTAACAAGATTTTTACCTATATCTAACATACCTGATATACCACTTGCAATTCCATCTTTTACCTTTCCTAACAAGTTTTTACCTATTTCTCCAAGTTTTCCATAATAACTAGCAATACCATTTATTAATGAAGATATAATTTGTGGTATTTTCGAAACTAATTTTGGTATTGCTTGGATTAATCCCTCTGCCAATTTAATAACTAAAGTAATACCTGCTTCAATTAGTTTTGGTAAATTATTAACAATGGCTTCAATTAATTTATCTATTATTTCAGGTATTTTATCAATCAAATCAGGTAAGGCAGTGATTAACCCATCTGCTAGTCCCATTATTAATTGAATACCTGCATCAATAATCAAGTCTATATTATCTAACAATGTTTCTACCATTAACACTACTGCATCAATCATTTCAGGTATTAAAGTTGGTAATTGCTCTGCTATTCCTTGAACCAAAGAAACAACCATTTGAATACCCATTTGCAATATTTGTGGTAAATTTTGAACTATCGTTGATATAATCATATTAATTATTTCCATAACTGAACTCATTATCATAGGCATATTTTCAGTTAAACCTTGAACTAATTTTGAAATAATACTACTTCCTGCATCAAGAAATGATGGTAATTGTTCTGCTATTCCATCTAATATTATAGGCAATGCATCAAATACTCCATCAACCACTCTATCTACTGCTTTTAATACATTATTAACAACTCCTCCATTGCCATCTCCATCACCAACAAGTGAAGAAAATAAATTCATTACTAATTGGCTTAAATCTGCTCCATCAGTCGCTAATCCTGTAATTAAATTACTCCATGCTGATTTTGTTGCATTAATAGAACCCTCAATTGTTCCCATTGCCTCTGCTTGTGTAGTACCTGCAATATTACTTGCTACTTGAATTTGATGAATTGCCTCTGTAATATCAGCAAAATTAGAAACATCGTATTTCTTTCCTGATAATTTTTCAGCATCTTTAAGTAATCTTTCCATTTCAGTTTTAGTACCACCATAACCTAATTTTAGATTATCTAACATATTAAATTGACCTTTAGCAAAACCACTATAAGCATTTTGGATTGATTGCATATCAGTACCAAATGTATTGGCATTATCAGACATATCTCTTAATGCTTGGTCTGATAATTCGGCTGCTTTTTTGGTATCACCATTTAAAGAAACTATCATGCTTTTACTGAATCCAGTTACTGTTTCCATATATTCGTTAGCACTCATACCTGCAGTTTTGAAAGCATCGTTTGCATTTTTAATAACAGTATCTTTTACATCATCACCAAATAATTTTTGAACACCACCCTCTAATTGTTCAAATTCACCAAAGCCACTAACTGCCTGTTTTCCAACTTCTATCATTGCAGAACCAACTGTTTTCATAGCACTAGCCAATCCTTTAATACCTGCAATAATACCCTCACTAATTAAGTTTCCTTTTATTAAATCACCTAGTGTGAGAGTACTTTTACCTGCTTTTTCTTCTTCATCAGAAAAATCTTTAATTGATTTAGCATCATTATCAAAACTATTACCTGCCTTATCTAAAATAGCATTATTATCTTGAATCTTTTTAGATAAATCACTACATTCAGTTTTAGCATTATTCATCTTAACTTTATAATCGTTAATCTTTCTATTATTATTATCATAACTTGTTTCTGCTTTTGTTAATTCTTTTTCTAAATCAGCAACAACCTTTTCCTGTTTTGATATTTCTGAACTTGTTGCAGTTGTACTATTTTTCATTTTTTCAAGTGTTTGTTGTTCACTATTTAATGAATTTTTTAATTTATCAATTTCTGTTTTATTTTTTGATTGTTGTTCAGTAAAATTTTTGATGGCTTCTGTGCATATTTTAACAACATTTTGCTCTTCTTGTAGTTTTTTATTTAAAGCATCATTTTTACTTCGCAAATCGCCTATTTTAGCACCATTATTTGTAAATTCTGTTGATGTTAATTTTAATTCACTACTAACTGCTTTTAAATTACTATTAATGTTTCGCAATGCCTTAATATATTCACTTTCACCTGTTAATTTTACTGTTCCACCAAATGAACTTGCCATATTACACCTCCTAATCTAACCATTCATCATCTTCTGATTGCTCTTTTTCTAATTGGGCATAAGTTGTACTCTTTTCTATATCGTGATAATACTTGTAATGCTCCCACAATTTATTGAACTTTCTTAAAGTCATTCTAAAAACTTCTTTTTCAGAAAATCCTAACTTGCAAACTCCTATAAATGAAAACCACGAGAAATCTATTGGTTTATCCTTTTCTTCCTCGTGGACTACTCGTTTTTTGGGGTATCATCCTTTGTTGATTCAATAACTGTTTCATTTAATTTACTTGTTGCCTTTTCAATACCCATTGCAGTTATTAATCTACCTACTTGTTTTTCAGTTAATAAAGGTTGATTTAATTGATTGTTTTCATTATCAATATCAATGGTTTCATTTATCATTTCTTTAATTCCAAAAATCAATGCTTTTATGTCTACTTCCTTTGTTTCGTATACTTCAACTTCAACCTCTTCGCCATTTTTATTTTTAATCTTCTTTATAATAGGGTTACCATCACTATCTAATTTAAGTTTTCTTTCGCCATTTTCATCATAGACAAAGCCATCTGTTAATTCTCCCCAACTTTCAAATGTTCCATATTCTGCTTGGATTGATTGCATAACATTAAGATTAAATATTGCTTTATATTCTTTTCCATTAACTGTAAACATTGTTTCTTTTTCTTTCATTTTTAAATTCCTCCTTATATAACAAAAAAAAGAGTAAAGACTAGATAATAATTTCTAGTTCTTTACCCTTTCTTCTACCAGATTTTTTCACTGTTTCTTCGAAAAGATTTATATACTATTTAGTTGTACTTTTTGCACTATATGATGCTGAAGCAACATTTGTAGTTGAAGTTAATAAACTATCTAAATAATCACTAGCATCTTTATAAGTTGTGAATGTCTTTGATTTAGACCATTCACCATCTGTTTTTCTCATTACAGAACCCTCAATTGATACAGTAGTAAACTCAATAGATTCACCCTTTGTTGCTTCATCAGGCATAGTATCTTTAAATTTAACTTTTGATAAGTATTCAACTTTATATTTGTAAACACCACCAACAATTTTTGTTAAAATTCTACCAAATGCAATATATGGAGCAACATCTGTATCTTTACGAACAATTTCACCATCTTCACTTATAGCATGACCTAGTAAAGGTGCTAAAATAGTGTCATCATCATCATCAACAGTAATTGTTACTGTTCCTTTATTAAAAGTGTAATCACTTTCACAAAGTCCATCATCACCATATAATTCAGCACTATTTAATTCAAGAGATACTTTACAATCTATTGCTTTACCTAGTGTTTTAGGTTCTTTAACTTTTTCATTTTCATCTAATAATGAATATCTAAAATTCTTTAAACCAATTCTTGCCATTTTAAATTCTCCTCTCTTTAGCAAAGGTTATAGTTTTATGATAAATTCCTGTATCTTCTTCATACATATCAATACTATCTTCTATCCATATAAAACCATTTTCTAACATAACTTTTTTTAACTCTGAAACAATTGTTAAATAATTGCCATCACTATAAATATCAAAATCGAATGATGAAGCACTATAAATTGGTGCATCATCACCACATAATAAAGGATTATTTTCAATTTCCATATATGTTATATATGTTTTAGATTTACCTCTATATCTTAAAAATGCAAATGGTATTTTCTTATTATCTACCTTAAATTCATCTAATATTTTTTCTATTTCATTATTCATAATCTAATCATCCTTTTGGTAAGTATTCTTTTTCTTTTTGTTTCATAGCATTTTCAATATCAGTTTTTTTAAATGATTTTCTAAAAAAAGGTTTCTTTGCTTCACCATGACTTGTTCCATATTCCCTTGCCATAGCGACTAATGGAGCAGGATGCCTTTTTTCAGCATCCAAATAACCATAAATCATAACTTTATTATTGATTCCATCATCTGATGGTGTTCTATATGTTTTTGAAACAAATAAGCACTTACTTAATCTATCAGTTTTTTTAAATGACTTTGACATGTTATTTTTAACAATTCTTGCAACTGTTTCTGCACCTGCCTTTGTCATTTCACCCATCATTTTAGGTGTTGCTATTGCCAATTCCTCAAATTCTTTTATTAAGTCATTTGGCAATTCTTGATTGAAGTGTGCCACTACTTATCAACAACTTTCGCTTGTATTTCTAATTCAATAGAATCTTCGTTAATATTATTTAAATATTCAATAGAATAAGTTTTAGCATTGAATTTTATTTTCATATCTCTTGTAATCACAATATTAGCAGGATATCTAATTGTAAAATTAGTATATGCTTTTTCAAAATCTGAATTATTTTGAATTAATGTATAACCTTTAGTGGTCTTTACACTAGCATAAGTCTTTAATATGGACACTTCTGATGGAATTTCAAAACCATCATCATCTTTAATACTTTTAATACTAACAATTTCAATTAATTTATTATATTTACCTGCATTTTTAACAGTATTACTCATGATAGTAAATTCCTTGAATGCATATCAAGTATAGATTGAACAACTTTATTGACATTATTATTATCAACATAATAAGTTCTTGTATCGTACATGTCTTGGCATAAAACATAAACAACAATAACTAAATCATTATATTGTTCTAATTCTTTATCACTCAATCCTGTATTATTTTTAATATAATCAATAGCAACTTTTATTATTGTTTCAAGATATTTTTTATCTTCTTCTGTAATATCAGATAATCGTAAATAGTTTTTTAAACTATCTACTGTTATTTCACTAACTTTAGTAACCATAACTATTTCTCCTTTCATGGAGTCGCCTGAACAAACGAAATTACTTACTCTTTATCAGTTTTTGGTTCTTTATTTGATTTATCATCAGGGTTTGAACCATCACCCTTATTTTCATCATCTGATGCTTCACTATCTTTATTATCTTCACTTGACTCTTCGCCACTATCTAAATTATCTTTATTTTCATCATCAGTATTTTCTTCTGACTTTAAATTTAATTCTTCTTCTAATTCAGCAATTCTATTTGATAAAGTTTGTATTTCACTATCCTTATCATTTAGTTGTTTTGTTAAATCTTTGATAGTTTTTTCCATTTCTTTATTAGACATTGCTTTTTCAGAATAAGGAGTAACAAATCCTGCACTTTCAAGGGCAGTGGCTAAAGATTTATCTTTAATATCAATAACCTTGCCCTTTGATGCAGATATTTGACTATTAGCAAATCCTTTATTTACTAGATACATAAATTATCTCCTAGATTGTTTTTGCTTTGATAGTTAATTTAGATAATTTTTGAAGATGTTCAATTTTAGCATCGCACTCTAACCAAGCAACTACACCTGTTGCATGTTGAGTAGCATATTTTTCTCTTAAAACTTGAATTTCAAGAGATTTAGATGTTTTTAAAGCAATACCACTAAAGTTACCAAATGTGATTGGAGATTTACCTTCTGCAATACCCTCTTTATTATCTGAAACATAAACAGGATATCCTAGAACCATACCATCGAATTCACCAGTTGGGTCTGGTACAAAGATTGGTCTATCATTACCATCTTTCATTGTTTCAAGAACTGTTTGAGTATCTTGATTCATAACCCAAATAGAACCTTTTCTGAATGATTGAATAACTTTATTTTTTACCTTTACTAAATCATCATAAGAGATAACACCTGCTACTTCTGATTCAACTGTTTGTGAAGCAGGAATACCACTACATCCAGTAATCTTACCAGTAGTACCATTTAATACTTCTCCCTCTAGGAATAATTTTACATATTCAGCAATAATATTGATAACAACATTTACCAAATCAATATCAGTATTATTAATTAAAGAATTACCAATTTTTGCTAAAGCACCAATTAAATAATCTTTTAAAGTTACTGATGTAAATTTTCCTGTTTTTTCTACTAATTCAGTAAAATCTTCACCATAAGCAACTGTGATATCTTCACCATTATTAGCACCATAAACAGGAATCTCTAAATTACCTTTCGTATTATATTTAGTGGCTTTATCTAGGATAGGTGACATATTATGAGCAGTCATAATAATTTTATTTGCAATTGTTGTTGGAACAATTACACCATTTGCTCCAGTAGTGAATTGACTACCTGTTTCTGCTCTTTCTTCATTCAATACTTCATTTCTGATAAATTTAGCAAAGTTTTCAATATCTCTTTGTTCAATTTCTAATGCTCTTTTTTCTTCATCCATGTTTTCTTCCTCCTCTTTTTTATCTTCTTCTTTCTTTTCATCATCAACTAACTCTCTACTATCTTCAAATGCTTTCATAGTGTTGTTAATTGCTTCTATTTGTGTTTTTAATTTATCAAATAGTTTTTGTTCATCTTCTGTAAATGCTCTTTCTTCTGCCTTTACATCATTTAGTAACTTATCCATTTGAGTTACTTTCTCATTTTTTTGTTCTTCTAAACTTTTCTTATTCATTTTACTTTCCTCCTTTAAGTTCTTTTAGAACATTCTCATAACTTGAGTAATCTATTTTTTTACCATCCACTTTTGGTGGTTGTTCAGGCACTTCCTCATCTGACCTTATTTCTTTATAACCTCCACGAACAACTTTAACTTGATTATTGCTATCAATATTAACTGTTCCATCAGTTATTGAATAAGGCATCTTATACAATTGGCTACCATCTTGAATTGTTCCATAAACAAATTCATCATCATAATCCTCTAACCAACCATCTTTAAATAATTGCCTATAAGCACTATTTAAAACTTCTCTCTTTTGTGATGCAGTCATATCACTAAAATTTGGTGTTGGTTCTTCATTTTCTTTTTCAGAAGAAAAAGAGTCATTTTCAAACTCTTCATCTCTATATTCTACAACAGTTGGGTTGCCATCTCGTAATTCTATGCTAGTGCCTATGTAAGCAGGTATCTTTTTATCATCTATAATTGATACTTCAAATAAATCAATATCTCTTACACTTCTTTCTCTTAATCCACTATTATTAACAACTTCTTCATCTTTGTTACAAGCAAATCCAAAAGACCAACCTCTTAATTTTTTCTTTTTGGCTTTTTCTATAACATCAGCATCAGTTATTTCAACAATGGCTCTTAAACCAATGTTATCTTCATAAAGATTAGCACTACCATCTTTTGTATTTGCTAATTCTTTATCGTAATCATGATTTAAAAGAACTTTAATAGCATCATTTTTTTCTAATGCTCTACGAAAAACTGATGGCATTATTTTTTCTACGAATTGCCCTCGTTTATCGTAAAGAATTTTAGAAAATCTATCAACTGCATTTACATATCCATCTATGATAACCTTATCATTTCTTACTTCAATTTTCATTGCTTTCACCTCCTCCTTTTTCTATGTTCATTACTGAACCTGTGTTAGGGGTATAATACTTTTTAGTTTTAACATCATATAAAACATTTGCTAAATTCATACTTACAACATCTAGTCCATCAATCGAATCATAATCTTCTTCACATCTAATTTCATTTTTTGTCATCCAACCTGTATCAGATGCAATTTTATATGCTTCATATCTTTCTTTTAATGAACCCCTTGTAATCTTTTTGGTATCAAATGCAAAATAATAAGAATCTTTTTCAGTTTCTAATAAGAAATGATTATTTAATTCTGTTTCTATTGCACTTATAATTGGCATTACTGCATCCTTGATAGTATCACTATAATTAGAAGAAATATGAAATGCATCATTAATATCATCTTTTAAGGTTTTCTTTCGCTCATTCATTTGTAATTCAACTGATGAACTTGCACCCTCTTTAAAATCAATACCATCATTCAATACAATTACATTTTCTTCATTGTTGCCACCATAGTACTTATTCCAAGCATCTTTTAATAATTTAATTTCATCTTTTCCTAATTTCCTAGTAGCAGTAAGAAAACCTTTTTTTGCACCACCTTTTTTTACTAATCCTAATTCATACATTATAGTAGTAAAAGCAGTTTCTATTGAATTTGATATTTCTTCAATGGCACTTGTTCCTTTATAACCACATGTTGTGTTTCTTACAATTGTTAAAAAATCATACATTTCATAATCTTTGCCATAAACATTATATTTAACATCTTTAAATATTGGGTCATAATTTGATTGAAATGAAACATAATCAGGTTCAACATATCGCAATGATTTAAAATCATTTCTTTCTTTTTCAATGTAAATATAAGCACCTTTATCAGTAAGATAATCGTATGCTATTGATTTTTTTAAGTTAAATGGATTAAGTAAATCGCCTGTTTGAATATTTAAAATTTTTAATCGTATATCATCTTTAATTTCTTCAACTGATTCTATACCATTTTCATCAATTACTTTTTTATACATTTTAATTGGTAAGATAGCAACTGAATTTGAAATTCTATCAACTGCACTAGAAATTGCAGGTATTGACAATGCTTTTTCTTTTGTGATTTTTTCGCCTCTTAATAAACTTTTTAAAAGTAAATCTTGGGGTGAATCATTATTTGCTTCTGATGTGCTTTCATCAGTAACTTCAACATTTTGTGTTTCTTCTTGTTTTAAAAACCTAGTAAATATTGACATTGTGATACCTCCTTTCTATAACACGAAAAAAACAAACATTTCTGTTTGCTTCTCATTTATACTTATCTACTATACATTATATCATTAATAGAGTGTGAAAAGTGTGAAAGTTATGCAACCTGAACAAAAAAGTTTCCATTTTCAAGAAATACTTCTTGTTGTAACAAATAAATACTATTAATAAGTGCTACTACCATATCTATTTTACCATTTGATTTTTTCTTATTAACATATCTATTCATATTTGTATCATATACACATCTAGCATTTTGAAAGTTTATTTCTAATAATTTGTTTTCTTCGTATTTAAACTTACCATCCATTATTTTTTCGTACAATAATTTAGTAGGTGGATGAAGTGTATCAGAGTGTTGTCTTATTTGAACAGTATTATATTTTTCATCCCATTTTTGAGCAGATGATAAAGCATTATATCTATCATAACCAATTGCCATAACTGTTACATCATATCTATTTTCTATTGCAAAAACAAAATCTTCTATAACTTTGTAATCAACTGTTCTATCACCACAGGCGATACATTTCATGGCATTTATAAATTCATTATAATTGATTTTGTCAAATTGATTTTTTTCTTCAATTCTACCCTCAGGTATAAATGATATTGCTTCTGCTAATATTACATCATCATCATTACTTGTCATTGCAACTGAACAGTTATCATTCGACATAGATAAATCGACACCAATATAAACTTCTTTTCCTGCCCACTCAATTTTATCAACTTTACATTTTTGAACTTCTGTTATATCTATAAAACTTTCAGTACCTGCACCTTGATATATAATATTACAATGCTTGGTTAAAAAGTTTTCTCGTTTACTTTCCATCTCAATTGCTTTATTTCTTTTAGAAATTAAATCTTTATATATTTTTTCAACTTCAATTGCTAATGGGTTAGATTGTAAAATAATGTTATCATCAGTAGTCCAGTTTTTAGTTTCATCAGGTTCATATAGTAAGGCAAATACAGTTTCATCAGGGACAGGTAAAGTATTATCTAATACTTTTTTTGCATAACTTACTTCTGTTTCCATAGGATTATCAACAGTTGGGTATTTAGTTGATATAATGAAACCTAACTTATTTATAACTAATAACTGCCCTGACCTCATCGCTTCTATTGGATAATCACTTGGCAATGCTCCTACTTCATCAGCAACAAATACATTTGGTTCTTTTCCATCCATTCTATCTTTAGAATAATTTAATGGGGTATATATTGATTCTGTTAGAGTATGCCTTATACAATCTCTTAATATCTTAAACTCACCATCTTCAAAAACTTCTGTATTGGCTTTTATAAGTGGTTCTAATGCTTTCTTAATTTCTTTTGCTAATGCACCATCTGGAGCAACTGAATAAAATTGTGAGTATCTAGGTTCTAAATAAAATAATAATAAAACCATAAGTGCAACTATAAATGTTTTACCATTCTTTCTGCATATTTCTAATATGATTGTTTCATATCTTCTTCTTGTTTTATCATCACGATAAACTGTACATAAACTAGCAA